CTTCTAAGCCTTCTGGCGGGTTTGAAAATATGGTTGATGACATTCCCTTTTAATTAAAACGGGGCCGAAAGCGGATGCTGTAAAGGTTGAGTTCCACATCGGATAGATGTACCAAACAGACGCAGCGAGTAGGCCCAACCTTTAAGGAATAAACATGAAATTCTCTGATTTTTTTGGCGGCAATCCTTTAGACCTTTTCCCACGGGTAAGAAAGGAAGACCCCATCACATCGTTTGAAGCGGCAGACAGCGTTAAAGAAGTTGCATCCAAGCATCACCGGATCATCCGTGATTGTTTAGAGAAAAACGGGCCACTTGGAAAAGATGGCATTGCAAAGCTGACTGGCCTTGAAAGCAATCAAGTTGCTCGTCGCTTAAACGAAATGAAAGTCATGGGCTTTATTTCGCTAACAGGCAACAACGTCAAGTCCAATTCAGGACGCAATGAAAGAGAGTGGACGGTATGAGTTACGCACAAACCGAAATGAAGGTCATCCAGTGGGGTGAGGCCAGAGGCATTGTCCAGAACAGCAATCCCAAAGCACAGGCCAAGAAAACACTTGAGGAAGTGCAAGAGTTGTTCGATGCGATTGAGGCGAATGACAAAGCGGCCATGATCGATGCCTACGGCGATATTCTTGTTACCCTTGTCATGGGTTGCGCCACTGCTGATCTTGACCTTGTGAGCTGTTTTAACCACGCTTATGGGCAGATAAAAGACCGCAAGGGTTATCTGACACCAGAAGGCATCTTTGTAAAGGAGTCGTGATGCTTTGCGATACTTGTACCAATCATGTTCATTGTGCAAATCTTGGCCGTTGCAGCCTTTCATTGAAGCTATCTGCCTTAGATAAACAAGTGTCAGGCAGTCACTACAAAGACAAAGGCATCCAGCCAATCGTCTACATCCACAGCAACAATCTTGGATTTTGTGAGGGTAACGTCATCAAGTATGTCACCCGACACAAAGAGAAGAACGGCGCTGCTGACATTGAAAAAGCGATTCACTACCTTCAGCTTTTGCTGGAACTGCAATACAAAAAAAGCTCAGACACTTAATTGTCATTTTCTCAACCTAAGATAAATTTGCAGCAATCCGCTGCTTCAGGAGTTCATCATGTACAAGTTTGAAATGGAAATTGGCTGGCTCGGTAACGGCAAAGTGACAATCGAGACTAATGACTTTGATGTGATTGAAGTCCTCAAAGACTTCATCAACTTCCAAGAAACAGAAGGCTGGATTCAGTGCTATGAATTCAACGCACTTGATGACGAGGAAAATGAAGACGATGAAGAAGGTTCCTCAGAAGAAGAACCTGTTGTTCAGTAAGAGCAGCTTACTTTACTTTAATCACACGGCCTCGGAATTCAATGGAATCGGGGCTGTGTGTTGTAACCAGCTCAGGCAACAACAGCTTGCCATCAACAAACGTCAGCACAGCAAAGCCTGATCGCCAGTTCAATGGGCCTTGCTCTGTGTAATCCTCAAACTGAGGGCCATAAGGCTCTGCCAGTGTGCCAGTATCAATACCGTAACGAACACCGTTGTAATCGCTGAATGGCGTAACCTTCAAGCTGTGCAAGTGCCCTGTGATGATGTTCTTTCCAGACCAGATTGCATTGTTGTGTGTTGCGTGAATACCGCCCTTGAATCGATGCTTAACAATAGTTGAGTCGTTCAGCCAGACTGCCCAGCAAGGCTCCCAATCAGGGAAGTGGTCTTGCAAGCTGAAGCCCTTAACGTGCTCATACTGCGGAGCATTGGCGGCAAGGAATGTCTCAAACCGCGCATCATGGTTGCCCAACGGCCACATCAATCTGACGTTGTAACGAGCCTTCTTTGCCGCTTCTTCAATCTCACTCATTGTGATCGTGCAAGCCTTCAGTTCTTCAATGACAGAAGGAGCTTTAGCCCAGCCAATCCGGGGATGACGAGAGATGCCAGCGCCATCAAAAATGTCGCCGTTAGCAATCACGGCTTTAGGCTTGAGTTCTTTGATCGCCCACAACAAACCTTCAAAGGCTGTTGTTCTGATACCCGGCCAAAAGTGTGCGTCAGAAAAGACAATGACAGTGCCATTCAAGATGCCAAGGTTTTTAGATTTTGCGTGAGTTGTGTTTACCTGCAACTCTGGCCGACTTTGTTTTACGTGATTTGCTTTGATTGCGTCCTTGGTCTTAAACTCAATACGGCGGCGGCGCTTGTACAAAGACGATAGGTCAATCTTGAGCATTAGACTGGCCTCTTGCATTGATTTGCTGTTCTCAATAGCACTGATGATTTGGCTATCTGTGTATAAACTTGCCGTCATTACAATTTCCTTCGCCAGTACAGCGCGTTTTTAAAACCCCAAGGGTTTGAAGGTTCAAACAGTTTGAAGCCACAAGCAATCAGACTGTTTGAGGATGCTGGATTGTCTGTCGTATCAGTTACAAGCCACTTCCAGCCAAGAGCTTTTGCTTGACGGATTCGGACACGAATAAACTCTTTTTGCAAGCCTTGTCCACGAGCATCTGGAACAACACCAGCGCGACACAAGTAACCACAATCAGTCCAGCTAACAGCCCTAGTAAGACCCGCAAAACCAATATCCCGGCCGTCCCGAGTAGCAATCCACCAGCAGCCAAAGTTTGTGTCAATAGGGATGTCATAAGGCAAGCATGTTTTTTGAAGTGCCAACAGCCTGTCTTGAATAGAACCTTTGCGAATGTCAACACGCTTTATCATGAGTGTATTGAAATCCGAAAATGTGAAGCAGTTATGACAGAAATAATGTTTTTTCTGCCACACGCCTTTTAACGAGGCCGGGAAGCTCTTTGCCACCACCCTTAGTCCAAGCCATGAAAGCCTCTGCTGCACCCTCCCAATCGCCTCTATTGGCTTTCATGCGGATGGTTGAGCGCTGAAGGTTGCCTAACCCGAAATTGAAGGATATAGAGACAAGAGCGTCAAAAGCGCCTTGCTTGCCAACAACACCGAGAACAAGTCGTAGAACACCACGTTCAAAAGACGCGACATCATCAGCGAATAGTTTTTCGATTTCTTCTTTTGACCAAACACGGTTGTCCTCCGGCTTTAACGGCATCTCTTTTCGGATCATTGGAATGTCTTTTCCCTCAACCCGCACCATCGGCAATCTGATTTGTTCTTGGTACAGCACATGGCCGTAACCAATTGTCCAGATGTGAGCCGGACAAAGGTAAGGTTTGTTTTTGCACCCTTCAAAGCGGTGCATCAAGTCTGCGCCAGCTTTGGAGAGCTTCATTTCTTATCCCAATTTCTGGACCCAAACCAGAAACCAATCACGCCGCCAAGCATTGCCATCTCGTCTGCGCTAAAAATGATGTCGCTAAACTTCACCAAGTCATCAAGGCTTGTAATCAACTTTTCGTTGTACCAAACATACCAAGCCAACCATGCGTTAATCAATGTCAACTCAAGCACAAAGATGTACGTTACTGTTGGGCGAACAGTGCCGATGTAGTTGGCAACCCATGTAGACGCTTTGGCAAGAACAGCCTTGTCATGGTCTTGAGCGCCTTTTGTCATCTCGGCAGTCGTTTGCATCTCAACTTGTTGCGTTTGCATGGCAACTTGTTCTGTGCGGATTTCTTCGATCTTGACTTGAGCAGCAAAGCCAGCAGCAGCCAAAGCAAGCTCACGTTCCTTTTGCAGACCAGCCAAAGCCAACTCATGCTTTTGGTCAGCTTTGTTTTGGAAATACTCAAGCAACTTAGGCAAGCCAGAAATCAGCAAGCCACCAAGCGTAGAAATCAAAGAAAGCATAAAAACTCCAGTTATTCGTCTGACAACATCACATTGCTTTTTGCAAAGTCAATCAAGGCTTTTGAGTCCTCAATAGGCAAAACATAAAGCATATCAAGGAACCAGTTAAACATGATCGCCATGCAACACAGCTTGATAAATCGGTCAATCCCAAGTTTGTAGTTTGCTCCAACGTCAAACCACTTGATGATCTTCCACATTACCCACAGCCGTTGTTCTTGCAGTGCATTAACATTTCCCAGCCACCCCAAACCAATCCAGCAAGAATCAGTACAGCAAGTGTTCCAGCAATAGCAACTTCAATGTCTTCTTGGTCTTTGATCTTTTTCTTGCGGGCAGCTTCTTTAGCTTTTCCAGCAGCCTTGGCAGCTTCAGCTTCCATCACCACAGCACGAGCTTTGATCTTCTGCCAAACATCCATCTTGTTGGCGTTCCAAAAAAGACGCTTCAGGTCTTCTTCAAACTCACGTTGAGCATCGATAGCAAGCTCAAGCTCAAGAGCCTTACCCATTGACGAGCCGCCAAACGTGCCAGCCTTGGCCGCTTCAGCAGACGCAATAGCATTAGCCTTGGCATCAAAGTATTTGCCAAGAGTGGGAGCAAGGGACTCGATGTTCTGAGCAGTTGCACTAGCCTTCTTGACCAGCGATACCGCTTTGTTTACCGCATCAAGTGCTGCTTCTGGATCAAGTAACAAGCCAATCATGACAAAACCTCAATCATTACTTTTGCTGTCCAGATAACAATACAAACAATGACAACTGCCGCGACAAAAGCCTCGGCAAAGTCTCTCATTTGTCTGCCTTCCCATCTAACTTATCAAAGATTTGTCGCAAGATGTCTTTGATTTCTTTGATGTCAGAGCGATAGTCATCTTTGGTGACGTAATCGTGCGGCAACTGCTTTTCAAGTGCGCCTAGCGAGTCTTCCAAGCGTTGAAGACGCTGCATGACCTGATAGAAAACAAAGACAGCCAAGAACCCTGCAACGGATACGACTAGGTTAAAAAGTTGTTGGTTGTCCATGTCACGACTCAGCTAAAAGTGTTGCCAGATTTTACTCTGGTTGTGTGTCTGCCGGAAGTGGCTCATTGCCCTCGGCCAGCCATTTCAGGTACTCAGCGTCCGTTGTTCTATTTACAAACACAAAAGAACCGTCTTCAGTTATTTTTTGGGCAAAATCGGACTGTTGTTGTGTGTCTCTATCAACTTGAAGTTTGTACATTTATATCTCCGCTGATGCTGAAATTGAAGAACCCGACAATCGAAGTTGACAGCCAAATCCAGATGTGCCGCCAGACGCGACATTCGCATCAAATGACACAATGCTTGGACTAACAACCACACTACTTATCCCTGTAAGTGCAAGGTTACTGCCGCCGATCAGCACAGTGCTTGACCCAGTTCCCGACAGCGAAACAGTTGATGGAGACGCGCGCATAGTTACCGCAAGCGGCCACGAAATAGGATTTGCCGTGGAGTTAAAAGCCATACCTGTTAAACGCGATAGGTCGCCAATCACTTGGAAGTACCGCTGACACATCGCCAACTCACGCCCGTAGTCCCTGCGCTCAAACGGGGAAGCAACGCTGCCAGCTTCAAGCTGTACCAAAGACAAAGTGCCTGTATTGAACTCAATGTTCAAGTTTGTTCCACCAGTCACAGAGCCAGTAACTCCAGAGCCAGCATAAGAGCCAGCGCCAATCTTGCCTTGAGCAGTACCAGTCCACGACAAGGTGTAGGTGTCGGTGTAAAGATTCAAGCCCTCAACTACTTGAATAAGTGATCCAGCAGAGATGGTCAGTGTCGTGACGTTGTTAGAAGTGGCAAACGTGTATGTGCAACCAGAAGCACCAGCCTTGAAGCGGTCATGTCCGTAAGCGCCAGCAGCCAAGGTAACAGTGCCAGATACACCACGCTGGTTAATCTGAAAGTTGCCGTTGATGATGACGTTCTTTACGCCAATAGCACCACCGTTAATTTGTGAAATTACAATATTGCCAGCCATTATGTTCCCCAAGCAAAGTTACCGTGATACTTGCGCCGCGCTTCTTCAGCAACCAACTCCGCAAGCTCTAAGTCTTCAACCATCTTTGACACAACCCGTTTGCCAAAAGCATTGACCTGAACAAGCCACTTTTTGTGTGTTGCGTTCCAGCAGACGTTTTTCACGCCTGACTTATTGTTGCTTTGCGCCCCCTTGTTCATTGAGTTCAATGAGTTGTTGGCAGGACGCAAGTTTTCTATTTTGTGGTTTTGTCGGTTGCCGTCTTTGTGGTCAACCTGATCTGGCATAAAGCCATGATGCATCATAAAAACAATCTTGTGGATGCAATATGCCTTCTTGTCAATCATGACCGAGCCATAAGTGTTTGTTGACAGGCAACCAGCACGTTTGCCTTTTTGGGCCACATTGCTCAGTGTCTGTTTCCAAAACAACATGCCGTCACGGTACTCAAACAGTTCGTGCAGACGTTCTTTAGATAGCGGCATCAAGCTGCTCCTGAGTGGGTTTGGGCAATGTGAGGTGTGACCAGTCAGCGATGTAGTCGCCGTTGCCATCAGAATCGTTTTGCAAGCGGATGACTGTGCAAAAATCCTGTTGCGTAAGGCTAGGATAAAGAGCCATGATTTTTTCGTATAACGTCATTATGCAGCCCTTACCATTGAGCCATTAAATGAAACACCATTTTGCCCTGTTGAAGTATTTGCACCAGAGCCCGAATTTTGAAAAAGATAAACTTCCAAGTAATCGGATGAGCCGTTCATAAATAGTAGATTTGAACCTACAACCCAAGTTGCGCCACCCACATTTGCTGAACCTGAAACATAGCCACCATTACAAATTGGACTGCTGTTTTTATATAAAAATAAACCAACAGTTCCAGTTGTTACTAATAAACCAACACTGTAATTAACTTGATAATATCCAGCAACAGTAGGGGTAAAACGACTAGAAGCAAAATTATTATTAGTATCAAATGTTTCTGTATCAAAACTTATTTTTGTAAATGTTGCATTAGATACAGATTGTGCAGAACCTAAATAAGCACTAAACGCAGGGCCATTCACAGGCACACCCGGTGTTGCAGTGGTCAGGACAGTTCCTGTTGCGTCAGGCAGTGTCAGTGTGCGGTCGGTGTTGCTGTTTGGCGAGGCAATTGTGAAAACGCCTGTGCCGCTGGCGTTGCTTGATAAAGCGATCTTGCTCATGGCTGTGTTCCTTCCAGTGCTTCAACTCGGGCGGTCAAAGCGGTGATGATGGCTTGCTGCTCTTGAATTGCGGAGGTCAGAGTGGCAACCAAGAAGCTGGTATCAATGCCTTGGTGTATCGGTTTACCTTCAGCGTCTACTGCATCTTTCTCGCCCGTCACAGCCTGTGGGCAAACTTCAGCAAGTTCGTGGGCAATAAAGCCTTCACCGTCAGAACCATCAGCGTTCCATTTGTATGTACATGGCTTAAGCAGGGCCACCTTTGCCAACGCGCCGGTCATGGGTGCAATGGTGTTCTTCAAACGGTAATCGGAAGATGTGTTGTAAGCGGTTGCGGAAGCTGTGCAAGTAATCGAGCCGATTTGAGAAAAACTTGTGCCGTTGTTGTTAAACGAAAATGGTTGCCAATTTCCAGTTCCACTGGTGTTGGTCACATAACTACCAACTGCACCATTACCTACTTGAAGCGCAACACCATTACCGCCAGAAACAATAGTTTGCCGAGAAGATGTAAGTTGTGTCGTAGTCCCCACCAGCAAGTTACCGCTGGAGTCGATGACCATTCTGGTTGCACCCGCAGTAGAATCATAAACATAAAATTTGTCGGCAAGACCAAGTGAGGTTTCCGAAGCGTTACCAACGCCTACAGCGTAACGGCGACCCGTGCCGTACAAATTTAGACTCGTATAACCGCTTGCAGTTGTTCCCTCAATTCGGAATTGTTCTGCGCCAGAACTTACAACGTGCAGCTTTACCGCAGGCGAACTCGTCCCAATACCCACGTTACCGCCAGTAGTGGTCACCAGCGTATTCGCAGGGGTAGTGTCAGCAAAGACTACACCGTCGCCTGTGTAGCCACCATCGTTGGTGATGCCAGTTGTTCCGTCTAAGACAATTGCCATATTCTTCTCCGATTAAAGAACAACCCAACGCGCACCGCTGGAAACTGTTACTGTTACCCCTGAGTTTACCGTGATTGGGCCTGTACTCATAGCATTTCTTGTGGCTGGGATCGTGTAGTTTGTGGTCACGTTCTGGCCGTTTTCAATAAAGATTTCATCAGAACCACCACCAGTTGCGCCGCCACCAACAGAACCCCAAGATGTCCCGTTATAGCCCTCAAACTTTGACACAGTAGTGTTGAAGCGGAAGTAACCAGTAGCAGGGCTACCGTCACGCTGCGCCTCTGTACCAGTCGCAATAATAGAAGAACCAGTTGCAGCAGTCACCACAGCAAGGTTAATCTTGGCTTGAGCAGCAGTGGTTGCACCAGTACCGCCACCAGCAACAGCAGTTGCATCACCAGTTGTGCCAGCGTACAAGTCTTTAACTTGCGCCATCATTTCACGGATAGCGTTGTTGATGCCGCTTGGCGCACAGCCTTCAGCGATGTTAATACCGTCAATGTCGGTATTGTTGGCCGGGGTTGCCGACCATTCTGAAATCTTTGTCTTTGCCATGATTAATCCTTATTGAAGAAGTGAGCGCAATGCTGCTGTAAACGGCTCTGCTGCTGGCGCAAGTTGTGATCCAATAATGCCGCTTGTCATTGCTTGTGCTTCTTGCTCTTTCTTCATTTTATCAATGACGTTACGCAAGATTTTGACTTCATCAGCACTTGATGCGCGGCTCATTAAGATGCGTCCAATTTCATTGCGAACCGGCTCTGGAACAGCAGTGCGCGTCATGTTGTTTGACAACATATTAAGCAAACTGGTTACATCCATTGTTTTGGCGGCAGCAGCAAGATTAACAGTGTCTTTTAAGTTTTCAGCGGCAACGTCTTCCATTCGCGCTTCACGACCAGCAGTTTGAGCGCCACGGCCAACAGATTGAATCTCTTTCTTACGGGCTTCAGCAGCCACATCAGAAGCAAACTCACGATAAGCACGTTCGCTTGGGAAAATCTCTTTCAGGCGCTCTTGTGTAGATGGCTCTTTCCACATATTGAGCAAACGAGTTTGACCAGACTGTGTGCCAGCCAGATCACGCAAGCCTTCATAAGCGCCAACACGGAACGACTCAAGCTCTGAATCACTCATGTCCTTGACGAGCGTTCTGATCGTTGCGGCTGGCTTGTTCAACACTGTGCGGCCAAGTTCGGCAGCAGAAATCAATGCGCTTGGGCCAGCGTATGCGTTACGAGCGCCTTTATACAAAGAAACGCCAGTGTCAGGGTCAACAGTTGCATCATCCAATCGCTTTAGCAAATCTTGCTTTAGCTTTACAACCGAGCGACCAAATTCGTTGATCTCGCCACGGTCATTGGTTGCAGACTTGCTGCTAATGATGTCATCAATGCCGCGCTTGACTTTATCCAAGTCAGTCATTGCAGCATCAGTTGCTTTTTTAAAGTCTTTCAGCGAGAAAGACTCACGCAAACCAGTTGAGATTTTCTCTGCGCGACCAAATGCGCCAAGTTTGTTGGCAGCGTCAAGAATCTGCTTCAGGTCATCATCAAGAGGAACACTAACAGTCTTGAGTTGGTTGTACAAAGGCGTTGCGTCAACATCGCGCTTAGTAATCAACGACTCAACTGAATCAGCCAATCGAGCGCCAGTTGGAGACAGTTGCTGCTGTGCAGAAGTTGCAATCCGACCACCACGCTGAGACTGACGTTGGCGAATCAAGTCTTCTGTGTAGTTCTTTGTGCGGCCCGGAAGCGTTGCCATTGTGTCCAGCAAATCGCGGGTGTTGTAACCAGCAGATTCAGCCAAGATTGCATCGTCACCCAACTTAGCCATTCGGGCTGTAACTTGGTCTGGACTAGCACCGTCACGCAGCATTGCTTGAGCCACACGCCTACGAGCCATGTCAACAGACGAGCCACCAGCAAGGCTCCGCAAACCCTCTGGCAGCACTCGGCCAGCTTGGGCCTTAATTGCGCCAGTAACAGGACGAGCCATTTTCATCACGCTCTCTGTTGTGCCGCCAAGAACAGCACTTGTTGCGCCAGATGTCAACGCCTTACCAGCAATGTCTTCAGGAGTTTCTGCTTCACCAGCGCCAGCAACAGCACCAAACAAACCGCCAGCACCAACCGAGCGCATAACTGGCCCAACTTGTGGAGCAATTGAGCGACCAAGATTTAATGCGCCCAATGGCAAAGAAGCTACGCCTTGAGCAACAGCCGAGCCGATTGGCTGCTCTTGTTGGTAGCTTTGAACGCCAGCACGATAAACATCACGGCCACGGGCGTAAGCGTCACCCAAAGACTCGCCTTGGGTTGCAATGAATGGAGCCTGAATCAGTCCAGCCAACTCATCAGCAAAGCCAAGTGTTGGGCCTTGTGCTGCTGTCATTGCAAGACGAGCGCCCTTAGACAAAGATTTGCCTTGTGTTTCAGAAGGGGTAACGGCAATCTCTTTTGGCAAAGGAAGGCCATTGCTCAAATACATTGCCCTGATTTCTTCAATGCCGTAACCAGCATCCAAAGCCTCTTTAATCTTTTGGCTTTCGTCCATATCAGTTGCCTCCTCTTGGCCGCAAGCCTAAAATTTCTTCTAGGCTTCTTGGTTGCTTAACCATATCAAAGGGGTTATTGATTGCCTCATCATCACCGCCAAGATTTTTGTTGATCTTGCGATATGTTCCCAATGATGGCTCAATCATGCGCTTGCGCTCAACCACCACATCATCAATAATTTTCTTCAAATTTTCGCGCTGTTTCTGAGTCAGTGTCCCACCAGAAACAAACGATTGCGCTGCTTTTTGAATTTGCTCTGGGATGGAGGCAACACCAATAACCGTAGAGGCATCACTAGCTTGAACAACACCACCCGGATCATAAACTTTTGCCACGTTATAAATCAAAGCGCCATCGGCATTTTTGTTGCCTTTTAATGCTTGGTTATAAGCCGAATAGAAGCCCTGCGCTCTCATTGCAGTCTCAGCAGCTCCAGAGTTTTTCAACACGCCTTCCCATTGATTAATGGTTTTCAGTTGCTGCGTCTGTACGGCAGTTGGATCAGCCAAGTTAATTTGCGGCTGCTCTGCTTTGCGTTGTGTTGTTGCTTCAATACGAATCTTGTCCACAGCACCGGGAATGTTGCGAAGCTGGCTAACATCATCAGTGCCATAAAACATCAATGCGGCATTGCCTTCTTTGCCAGTCAGCTTGGCGACCTTTGGAGCACCAGAAGCAACTTCTTTGACTTCACCAGTAAATGGGTCACGGGCGTATTGTTTAGCGCCTTCAGCAAGCGTAAAGGTGTCACCAGCCATTGCCTTTTGAGCAGCAACCAATTCACCCAACGTCTTGCGACCTTCAGTCGTTGCCATCAGTGCTGGAGCCAATGATTCAAAATCAAAACCAGCAGCTTGTGCTGGTGTTCCGACTTCACCGAAAGCAGCGCCCGACAGTGGGCCAGTAGGTGTTGGTGGCTCAACAGCGGCAACAGCAGGGCGATAAGCGCCAGCAACAGCACGATTAATAATTGCTTGACGATTAGTGGCTTCTTCTTCCAGCTTGCGTTTACGCAGCAAGTCTTTCATCTGAAAGCCCTGCACTTGGTCTTGCAGTTGGTTTTGCATTGCAGCCGAATACAGCTTCTGGCCCTGCTGCAAACCTTCAGCAATAGATTGACCAGTGTTGCCGCCTTGGAACAATCGAGCAGCCAAACCGTACAAGGCTTGTGCTTGAGCGTCATCACGGTTGCGCTGAATGTCCGCTGGACTCATGCCCAACAGACCAAGTGTTTCAGTGCCGCCAGAACCAAAAATGTCAAGTAATCCAGCCATGATTAATCCTTAGAACCCGCTGATAGTCGCAAAATCAAGCTGTGAAAGACCGGAGTATGGGTCGGCAACTGGTGTGCCAAAACCTCTTAGCCAGCTATTAACGCCACTTGTCAGATTACCGATGCCAGTTGAACCGCCAAGATTCTTATACAAACCACCGACAGTAGCAGCCGTGCCAAGAATGTTTTGCAGGGTGGATGTGTCAGCAGTACCAGACTGAGTTGTGCCGCGCAAGTTTGCCATTGGGTTGCCGTACACACTTGACAAGAATGTAGACAAGTTCTGTTGTGGCAATTGCTGGCCGTAGTTGAATCGGGCAATGTCAGATTGCAACTGTTGACCTGTGTAGCCTTCACGGGTTTGACCAGCAGCCAACAGATTCTGAATGTCCTGATAATCAGCTTGGGCCATGCCGGGAGCAGCCATTGTTGCGGCTTGCTGTCGGGCACGTTCATCAGAGTAGTTCTGATAAGCCAAAGTTCCAGCGGTATTGCTCAGTTGTTGGGCAAGTTGACCAGCAGCGCGGTCTTGCAAAGTGCCCATAGCGCCAGAGCCATAACGACCAGCCTTAGACGCAGCAGAACCAATGTCGCCAATTGCTTGGTTGAATTGAGATGTTGCAGCTTGTGCGGCGGGAGCAAACGCGCCTTGAAAGAATGGGTTACCAGAAAGATAGTTGCCACCAATGGTGTTTTGAAGTTGTTGCTGTGCCTGTCCAACCAATGGACTGCCTTGCAAAGCACGTTGCTCAAGAGCCTGAAGACCAGATTGAGTTGTCTGTGATGGCCCAACATAGGTCTGACCGGGATAGTATTGTGGCCCACCAGACTGATACAGTCGCTGCGCCTCGCTCAATCCGTAGCTCAGATATGGCTGGATTGTTGGATCGATTGTGGTGGAGGTTGTGACCGCCATGATTAACTCCTGAAAGTTCTGGATTCCATGACGGGTGATCCGATGGAACCGATTATATACACTTTAGCCAATAACAACATAGGCGTATGTCTTGTTAGCCGTTGAATTTGCAAAGTGGTTGATGGTTGCAACCCCCTGCCCCTGATTGCTTGCGTAAAGATTTGTTAACGCATTGAAAGAAATAAAGTTCATTGTTGCAATCAAAGACGCTGTTGCTGGTCGTGTTGGGCTTGTTTGTGTTGGGTAGAACTGCAAAGAAACAGCCGTACTTGTTGATGACCAATACAATTCAATGTAGTCGTTAGCAGCCAACTCTAAAAAGTAGTTCCAGCCAACAATATTGTGCCCGTTATCACCCCCGTGAGCGTTCGGAATTGAAATAAACCCAGTAGAACCAACAATATCAGTACCATTTTTTCGCAACCAAACACTAACGTTATGAAGTTGTGTATCTGTATTCTGAAACTGTCCAGACCATTGCAAGTTATAAACACCCGCGTTTTTTACGTTCAAACGAGAACTGTTGCTAATAGTTACACCGTTTGAGTAGTCTGTGGTGTCAAGCGTCATTGCATAAGCAGTGTTTGCCGTTGCAATAGACTGGTCAACCAAACTTTGGAAAGCACCATAAGGAACAGAATCGGCATAAGCAGCGGCAGATGCTGGCGCAAACAAAATCACGCTATCAACACCAATTCGGCGGTCATTCAACGCTGTTGTCGTTGCGCCACCCGTAGCAAGCGTCACAGTCCCGGTGTTGTTCGTCTTGCCGTTCATGATGCCATTTACGACCTCGGCAGTAGATCGCTGATCTCCACCAAAAACAGAAAGCGTGCGAAATTGATTCATCGCGTACCCTGCCCAACCAAGTCAACATCCAAAGCAACAGCCGTTGTCCAACCAACACCAGTTGGAGTCACCTTGAACCGATGGTAATTGCCATTGGATCGCAAAGACACTCGGTTTTCGTAATCGGCAGCAACAGCAGTCCCAAATGTTGTCTGTTCACTCAAAAGTGTTCTAGAAGCCACAGAAACGGTTGCAGAGCCGTTATCTACCTGCGGCCTAGCCAATGTCACCACCGAGCGTCCACCAGCGTTCAAATCGCCTGTAATCAGTTGACCAGTTGCAGGTTGCCCGTTGTACGTCACAACATAAGCGCCATTAGTCCCGCCAAGGAAATACTTGCCACCCATGTAAAGAATCGAGTCAAGGCTTACGGCCAATGCATCAATGCTTGATGAGATTGAATCAAGTTCTTCCAAAGTAGAAGCAGCGGTTGAGGCATCAGAAATGTAATCAGCGCCAGCATCACCATAAGTCCATTTCTTGGTGGTGAAGTTGTAAATGATTAGCTGGCGCTGTGCAAAGATTGTTCTGAAGTTCCAGATAATCAATTTGCGGACAGGATCAACGGCTGCGCTCATGGTGTCAAAACCAGCCTCGTCAGCGTTCAAAAAGAACCAGCGATCCACCTTTTCAGCGCCAATAGCTTGAACCTGTTGCCCATCGCACATATAAAAGCCATCGTCAGACAAGAAGAAGCTGACACCCTGAAGCTGCGCGATAGAGCCAGCAGCAACGCATCCTTTGCCGCGAGAGATGTTGTCAAACTGGAAAATGAATGGCGTACCGACATAGCTCATGCGGCTGATGCCTTTTTCCATGAACACAAGTCCAAACTCGCCGCCACGGATGCCAACAATCTGACCACCATCAGGAATATCTTGGTAGTCAGCCTGAGTTGTTTGGCTTGAACCCCAAGAATTTTCAGCATTGATACCAGACCAACGTACCCGATTTGGGTACAGAATACTCGATTCTGTGGTGAAAGCTGTAACAACAAAGTCACGAACAACAGTCAAATACTTGCAAATTGGCGCAGATGAAGCAAGGTCAGCAAACGCTGTTGATGTGCCAAGCGTGTAGGCTTGCATTGGATCATTGTTGTTTGTTCCAATAATGACCTTGCCAAACTGCGTAAAGCGAAAGCGATCAGCGTTTGCGTTAGGTGTGTAGCCACCAGACTTTGAAACGTCAGTCAAAGCACCAACACCAGACACATCATAAATCTTGGTTGAGCCAGCGGCAAACAACTTGGTTGTGTTGGCGGGTGTCTTGCCAGCAACAAGCGTTGTCAGGTCTTCAGAAGCTGCGGCAGAGAAAGTTGCGGCAGTAGGCAAAGGGCCGTAGCCAATGGCCTGAGACACCACGTTCTTGGCATCCATCAATGCGCCAGAGATACCCGGCTGGTCAGGCATCCATTCGCCAAATGTCAGTTTTGTAGTTGCCATGAATTAGTCCCGTTTGATGCCTGAGTCCAAGTATTGTTTGATGCTGAAACATCAGTCCATGTGTTATCAGATTCGCTAATCTCAGTCCAAGTGTTTTCGCTGCTTGATGCAATTGTCCAAGTATTTTCAGACTCAACGTCATCAGTCCAATTGTGGCCGTTCATGGCAACGGCAGAAACTGTTGCGGTAGCAAAGACTGAAGCCAAGCCAACATAAATAGCGCCAGCAGATGCCGTTACCAGTGCTTCACACTCAACCGATGCAGCACCATCAGCAACAACACCACCAAGAGCCGTTACCGTTGCAACGCAAGAAACAGCAGCATCAGCAGTCCGCACACGAATAGCGTCAGCAGAAACCGTTGCTTGAGCCGTAACACTAGCATCAGCGTTTGCAACAATACCGCCAAGCGCCGTAACAGTGGCATTTGCCGTGATCGCAGCAGCAGCAAACTGAACCCTTGTGGCATTAGCCGTAACAGTTGCATTTGCGGTTACAGCGCCAGCACCAGACCTTATGCGTGTGGCATCGGCAGTTACATTAGCAGTTGCATTTACAGCAGCACTTGCAAACTGGACACGGGTAGCGTCCGCAGTTACGGTTGCTGTTCCAGTTACGCTTGCATCAGCATACTGAACCCTGATTGCACTTGCCGTAACACTAGCCGATGCGTTAACACTTGCAGCAGCGTACTGAACACGGGTAGCGTCAGCAGTTACAGTAGCTGTTGCATCAACAGAGCCGTAAGCATCCCAACGTGTGACCGATGTTATATAGAGTTCGCTATCCAGCGTGAGCGTCAGATCGTCAAGACTGGCCTTTAGGTCATCAAGACTATCTATCGTCCACGGTGGGAGCAAATCAGCCATATCAAGCCAGAGTTACGCTCAACGAACCGATGGCAACACGGAAAACGTCACCAGTTGCAATAGCTTTAGACGCATCCAAAGCAGTGTGATACAGCAAGTTGCCAGCAGTGGAAGCGTCACGAATACCGATGTAGCTCACAGTGCCCCAAGAGCCAGTGGCTTGAGGGAATTCAATCGCAGCAGTGTTAGTTGATGCGCCATCAGATGGTGCGCCAAAAGTGATGGATTGACGAGCATAACCGTTACCAGTCACTTCAGTGCCAGTGTCGGCATCAGTAGGATTGTCAGTGTAAAGAGCCAAATACACAGTCGTTGGAGATGTGTAAGAAGTGTTGCGGAGAGTCGCATTGATAAGTGCGTTCTCAAGAAAGTTCGACATTTCAGCCATGATTCACCTCACAAGGTTGTTTGAATTACAAGGGGTACGCCTGAATACTGACCTTGTTCATCAGAGCGTGTGATTGATGCCATAGCGCGATCAAACATAGTTCCCCATGTGTTGATCCGCGCATCATCCATAAGGTACGGAGCAGCTTCAAGCAAAGCGCCGTAGAGCAAAGCATCAGGCGTGTTAGCCAAGAAAGCATTGCTGGTGTTGCTGTCACTCAAGAATGTTGGCGCAGCAAAGTAAAACATTTTCAGCGTGTAGACCGTATCAGGAATAGGGGCCAACTGAAAGTCGTTAGCCAGCACCGTGTAATCCACAGGCTTGCCAATCTCCCATGTGCGGGTGTTTCGATTGAAAGCAGACGGGCTGTAATAGTTCAATGGGCGAACAGGATTACCAACCACCACAAAGTCACGCACTTCAAGAAAGTCACTTGGCAGTTCAACTGTTTCGTCATTGGCGACAGTTGCTGTTGTTACAGACTTGAGCATCTGACGAATACGCAGATCACGGCGCAAGCGCAACTCAGCCAAACGAATAAAGTCTGGAATCTGTGTTGTCAGATCAGAACGAGCCAGATAACCAGCAATGGTTGTCTGCAACTCAGAGTAACTTGTGAAGCTCATTTAAATTACTCCCGGACGAGTGCGCCATGCTCGATTGTCTGGATTGTTCAGCCACATCGCAAATCTAGTGTCATCAAGCACATGAAAACCACGCATGATGCCTTGCTTGTTCAACTCATCAATGGCAGTCAATGGGATTGATGCTACCTTGTTGCCATAAACCTCATCAGACCACTTGGCCCGTTCGTCATAGCTGTTGAACTCTTGCTTGTTGCGCTCAATGATTGCCGATACATCTTGAGCAGTTTGAATAATCAAACCACCGTCACCATCAGCGTGTGCAACAGATTTGCGAAATGTAGGGTTTTCCATGATTGCAATTCTATCATTGGCATGGTAAATAAAAAAGCCCCCCAAGGTTACCCAAGGGAGGCTTTCGGCTAACTTACGTTAGATCAGCTCAAGTCAGCAATGATGCCGTGAGCAGCTTGGTTTTTCACTTCCAAGGTCAATTCGGCCAACAGTTGGGTCTTCTCGCTGTCGCCAGTCTTAGCCAATTCGATGGTTTCGAAAGGACGCAGGTAAGCCACAGCAGCCATGTCGGGATCAACCAAGAAGGCTGTCTCGTCACCAGCGTTAGTGCTGTTCATGAAGCGGTTAGGAACAACCGAGATTGTGCCGAAATCGCTCATGTACACATCAGCAGCGCCGATGATGGTGGTTGGCTGGTCGGAAGGAGCCATGTAACGCTGTGCGGCGATACCAG